TAAGATTTGCTTTAGTAAGATTTGCTTTAGTAAGATTTGCTTTGAAAAGATTTGCTTTTTCAAGCGTTGCATTAGTAAGATTTGCTTTTTCAAGATTTGCTCTAAAAAGATTAGCTTCTTCAATATCTGCTTCTTCAAGATTTGCTTTTTTAAGATGTGAGTTAGTAAGATTTGCTCTAAAAAGTCTTGCGCTTTCAAGATTTGCTTTAAAAAGATTTGCATCTTTAAGATTTGCTTCAACAAAATATGCTTCTTTAAGATTTGCTTCTTTAAGATTTGCATTGCTAATCTCTGCACTATTAAGATTTGCTTTAGTAAGATTTGCTTTAGTAAGATTTGCTGTAATAAGATATGCTTTTTCAAGCGTTGCACTAGTAAGATTTGCATTAGTAAGATTTGCATTTCTAAGAATTGCTTCTCTAAGATTTGCTTTTTCAAGATTTGCTTCTTCAAGATTTGCATTTCTAAGTTTTAAGTTTCTCAAGTAGCAATAACTTAAGTCAGCTTTTTTATCTTTGTGCTTCTCTTTATCAGATAAATATATCTGATGATTTTCTATTATTTTATTTAGTTCTTCTTGTGTTATTTTTTTAAGTTCTTGTGTCATAGTTCTTTTTTGTTTTGTTTAATGTAGTTACATATTACATTATATAGTTTCATGTGTCAACACTTTAATTCACTTTAATTCAAAAAAAGAAAAAATAGTTTTTGATAGCTAAAAATGCTAAACTACATTAGTTCTCACATTCTAAAAACAAAATGAAAAAATCATATTCATTGATTCTTATAATAGTATGTAAGTTGCTCTTGATAAGTCATGTAGCTTTGCACTATCACAGCTTGCAACATAGTAAACTTCTGTATAACGCTCTATCACATCTAGAGCAAGATGTTGAGTACGCGCTATTACACTGCTATCCGTGGGAATCTTGCGATGATGATGAAGATGAGGAGAAAGATAGCGATCGACATTAGATGAAAGACAATCCTTTTTTTGTGCATCAAGCAGAGCAAGAACGTAGCACGATAGCTAATATTTGTAGAAAATTTTGGCTCGGATGTGGCAAGTACTGGAAGCATATTTTTAGTGTATTTTCAGGCCTCGGTACTGCTTTAGCGTACATGCCGATCGTCAACAAAGAAGTTAAAGATGCTGGCTTTACTGACGAATCAACGCAAATTATTACTAGCTTAAATCCATTGATTGGAGGTACTATCTTCTTTACTTGTAGAAACTATTTAATACTCACTAGTAAACTACAAGACAATAGTTCATGCTCGAAAAAGCTATTTATGTGTTCATCAAGCGCAATGACTGTAGCAGTACCTTTATACATGCTTTGGAGTATAGAAATCAACGACGAGCATCATGATCATAAGCACGGACTTAACGAGTTCACTATATATGCGATAGCTACTACTGCGCCGCTTTTTTGCGCTGCTTTTTTATCTGCGTACGACGCTCGCAAGAGCTTTGTGAACAGCGACAGCATTGCATTAACATCGACTGGCTCTAAGCTAACGGTTTATAGCTTAGCTGTTTTATCTACTGCTTCTAACATAGTACTAACTGCTAAAATACTTAATGATGTAGTGTTTCGAGCAGACACTATTAAAGATATTCCTGTTTTCGCAACTGCTATTTGTCTTAATATTTCGTCTAATTTGATAGATTTACATAATCTAAAAAAGACATTTCAGCATAATAGCAATGAAGCAATCTATAAGTTTTCTGACTATGCAAAGTTTGCTATTTTGATCTTAGAAAGTGTAGTAATGACATTACCCGAAAGTATCGTTGCTTATAAAGCATTTAAAGAATTAGATTGCTCGCAAGCTGTTGCGACTGCTATGACAGTACCTCATTTTTTATTGAAAATGAACGCTAACATGCTTGATATTAATAGAATTGTAAGAATCAATGCAACTGAAGAGCGAGAAAAAGAAAAGCAAGAAGAGTTGCTAAATGAGATACGCGAAACTATTAAATTTACTGTTCAACAAGAACTAAGAAGTAATACTCAGATGTTCAGCTTCACAAAGCGTGATGAAATACTCGAAGAGAAGCTAGAAGAGTTTAAAGACGTTGAAGTCAATGAGCTAGCTTGAATCAATGCGATACTAAAGTTTCTTCAATATCTTGTGAGTGTAGATAATTTATGAATGAGTTAAATGCTTTAAGACATCTGTCAAATGTGAGTTGCGCATGTACAATAGAAACGTTAGTTTTTTCGAACAACACATAGTATTGATCTATAATCGACTCTTGTATATCTTTTTCTACGTCTACGCATTCTCCTCGTGATCCATCTGGTCTTTCTATATATACACGTCTTGTACTTTTCATGAAAAGCTCTGTATGCATTTTACAGTTACGAAAATTAAATTGCGAAATAAAATACTCTGTACCTTTTCCGCTAAACTTAACATTTTGCATGAGTATTTTGAACTCGCTCGTAGCAGAAAGCTCTTTGTAATAAACAAACAAATCTGTCAAACGAAAAACATGATCTGCGTAAGTAAATTCAATAACAGAACTTTCGTCATTAGCAACTTCTTTCTCTATTAAGCTTAAATACGTCGAGCAAGCGTTCTCTTCTCTCTCGATATCTTTACGTCTCGCAACAGACGCTTCTTTAAATGCTTTTTTGAAGTAATCGTAGTCTTGTTTCGTTACCATTGTTCTTTTTTAATTAGTTATTTGCTTATATGTGTAAGTGTATTTTTCCCATCCTCCAATTTGCGTACCTTGTTCAAAGCCTGTATATTCTTTACTGTATTCAAGTTTATCTTCTATTTCAAGCGCGCCGTCGTACGGCGTAGTAATATTTCCGATTTTACTATCCGAAGTACAGTATATTTTTTGTTCCTTGGCATGACCGCTGAAATTACAATCTTTTACTTGTAGATTCAATGTTCTTACCTTGCTGCAATGTACAGGCACTAAAGCTCTGTCTGACCCTACGAAAGTACATTTTATTAATGATAACCGCTGTTTGAACTCTCCACTTGTTAGCACGTTAGTTGTTTCGAAAGACGATTCTAAGTTTGATATAGTAGAAAATTTTGTATTCAAGCAAGACGCACTAATCTGTGGATACCCTTCAATTATTAAATTATTTTCTACTGAACTAAAATCACAATCAATAATTGTGATTTTGCGTGAAAGCGCAGTAGAATATCCGCCGATTTTCACGCAACAACCAAGCGGATTTACTATCTTTACATTTTTTAACACTGCTTCACAGTTTAAAAAAATAACAGCTACGGAGGTAGCGTAGGCTTTTTTATCATTTGTGAAAGGTTTTACTTCAACAGTAATATTTTCTAAAAAAACAGATTGCTCTATCTGCGTCTGATCGATTTTTACTAAAATTGGTGAGCCAATCGCATTTATATCAGAATCTTTATAACAATGAATGATAAAATGCGTACCTTTTTTGATTTTTACGATTTTTCCTTTTGCGCCGCACCCAAACCATCCAAAGCTATACCAGTGATCGCTATGCATGACTATCTTATCATCGTCTCCGCTGACTGTAATAAAACTAAGGTCTCTTTGCGCTGATTGAAAGTTGCTCAACCTCGTTTCTCGTATTCTTTCTTTATTTAATTCTTTTTTTACGATTAAATTCACGTTAAGAGTTCGACTCACTTGAGCGATACTTGAAAATTTATCATATATATCATTTAGAGCCTCGTAAGCGTTTTTGTAATGATTAGTCTTTTTTTCATCGCTGATGTAGAAAGTAAATACATTAGAATCAGTAATGACAGGTTCTTCATACAAGTCATGCGCTTCTTCTCTAATAGAATTTTCTTCTTCTGTGATGTTAGAATCTGGCACATACGGAACGACCTCCTCTGTCTCTGCATTTGCGATAATAGCAGGACTTACTACGCTAAATCTATCACGTATAAACCCACCAGCGTCGCTACTATAAACTGCTCTAACAATCTGATCTTTGTACAACTAAAGACTAATACGAGCTTCATCACTATCTTTTGTCGGTTCGTATAAAACTTGACTAGCATTCTGAATTGTGTCAACTCTTATCTTCGTCGTGCCTTTTGTACTTTCTTTACATAGAAAGTTAATAGCCATGCCGTCGTAATACTGCTCTTTCTTTAAGCCAATTGAGCTTGTTAATTGCAATTCGCTACTCTGCTCGTCTTCAGCGATTGTAGTGCTAAATACAGTATATTCATCAGAATATATGTTAGATGCATCTTTAAAGTTGTTTATTCTTCTAAAACTATTATTCACGTAAACAGCTTCTACGTACTCATCTTTTTGCAAGTTCACAGCTGTGTCGCTGTTCATGTTGAAAAAGTTTACGTAATCTAAGCTCTCTATGCGTAGCATAACATCAAAATTAGTAGCAACTGGAGATATGAAAGATATCTTCATGCCATTTTTATACTCGTATATCTTAGCTTTGTTCAAAGCTGTAACAGTTATCTTGTTAATATCTTTGTTATCTACAGTAGCTTCAAAACCATCAAGTGCACTGTTGCCTAAGCTATCTATAAATGCTTGTTGACTGATTTTTCTATCAACTCCTGCGCTTGTTTTTCTGAGTAATAACAAGTCTCCTTGGTCAAATTTATCAGTGCTTTCTAGTTCAGTTACTTCCTTTCCAAGTAATGTTTTCACTTTATCTGCCATTTTTAACTCTCATTACTTATATCAAATCCTGTGGTAGCATTTTTCCAAATGCTACCATTGCTGTACACTAATACGCCACTTTTGTGATCACTACAATAGTACATGACACCTATATTTTCGCTAACTGTCTTAGCTAAAATCTCGTTCTTTGTTAATTGCTCTACGTTGCTTTTATTGTCAAATAAATACTTCAAACAAAGATAAGTTTGTCTAGCAATCCAGTTAAAGTATTGACGTTTTGGCTTTTCGTTGCGAGACCATCCGATCTGTTTTTTTTCATTACTCGGCTCTGCAACATTACTTTTATTGCTAATAGCATCATCTACTAGAGTAGACGCAAATTCAGGTAAATTCGGTTTTGTCATATTAGTTTCTCTAAAAAAAATCCGCTTAATTCATCGTCGTCATCGCTGTCTTCGCCGAAACCGAAAACATTATTATTTGTTTCTGTCGAGTCAGCAGTTACAAGAAATGAAGTTTTAGTAGACGTAGTAGTCTTCACATCAGCTTGAGCAGGCGGCGGTTTATTAGTTACAAAGTGATCAAGCTCAGTAGCTATATCTACGAAGCCAAAAACTCTGCTTTTTGTACTGAGTAGTAGCTCAGACAGGCTAACAGCTAAAGGCGAAACTGACTTAATGACGTCAGGTAACTCTTGCACGCGCTTCATATATCTTGCAGTCTCTTCTTCTGACTCAAATTCTTCTGACTCGTCTAAAGAGACAAACATGCTAAAGCTAGCTAGCTCAGTATCTTTATACTCGATCTTACGCACATTATACAAAGTTTTTACTACAGCTATCACGTCCTCCGCTGTTCCGCCGCCGCTATTTCTAACTGCTTTACTCAAGATAGCTATTCTATAATCTTCATCATCTTTGTACTTACGATCTTCATCAACAATTGTACCTAAATCATCAAGCGTCTTACCTTCTGCGGTCGCTAAGCTACGCCTGTTAGTCATGTCAGTAGCTACGTTCTCTATATGTTGAGCTTGATGCATCAACGCATTAGTTAGAGCAATAAGTGCTTTACTATTTTTGTACTGCTCAATGTCGTAACTACGCAATCTCTCTACGAGATCAGCTTTTTCATATATTGTCATTAGCTAACAGTCACTAATATCTTAGTTAAATCACTAGTTGCTATTTGCTCGATAGTCAGCTGTAAGTTATCGCTTTCAAAAGTTAAGCTGTCTGCAGAAGCGTCTTTATTATCAGTTCCTGCAATTTTAATCTCTGCAGAGATGACATTATCAACAGCGTAGACACTCTTGAATAACGACTGATAGATTACATCATTACTTAATCCGTTGTTCAAGATTTGCTCTAAAATTCTACTCTGAATGTCAGATTTAGCAGCATCTTCGAACATTGTACTAACAGTTAAAGTTACTTGAACATGTACATAGAAGTTGTCTGATCGCGAGAAGTAAACTGTTTGCTCAACAGCTTGAGAGTCGAAAACCTTAACTTCAGTATTGCCGAAACTTTGTATACCTGCTGGCTTTGTAAGCCAAATCATGTTAGCTATATCTTCGTCTTTACCGCCCAGAACCAATACATTAAAAGACTTCGCTGGCAAATTGTCTTCATTTTCTTCGAGCGTCGTATTTTCTCTAATTACAACTGAAGTTACGTCTGCGATGTTGCGCAATCTAGCTTTCATAGATTCTAACGTTCCAGCTCCAGCAATTTTTATCGACTCTTCTCTACGTTCTCTAAGTTCTAAATCAGTTTCTAAGTCTCTACCTAGTAATGCATTTTTTTTATTAGTAACGCTAATCCATCCAGCGATCGGCGTATTGATTATGTTCAAGCTCTGAGCTGGCGCAGTAGTCTTACCGTAGCTTTCAGCTGTAAAGTTAGCATTAACTGTACAAGACACTATTGATATATTTTCACTAGTATAGCAACTAAAAACATTATCATTATTAATCACGATTTCGTCGTTGTTCACGACTGCTGTAAAGTTTTCTACTGCGTTAATCTTCTGAGCTAGATCGCTTAACATAGTTGCAATTGTAGCGTCTTCACTTTGCGCTACGTTGTACTCTGTTTGATTAAGCGTAATACGATTTGTCTCATCGACTTCGTTCATCTTGAGTTTGACAGCTATACATTCACTATTTTTGATAGTAACATCTTCATCGCATAAAAAAACGTTCTTTGTGTTTTGCGTCATAACTGCGCTACTTTTACTTATAACAGTATAGTTTTCTGCAGTAACTTGCGTAACAACTGTAGATTGAGTAGCTTTTAATCTCTTGATACCGTTCAGATCGCATAAATTATCTAAGCTGACTGATTCGGCAGAAATCGGATATTGAGAATGATAAACAGCTTCTAGTTTTTCATCTAGTCTTGTTATCTCAGCTAAGAACGTGTTAATAATTACAGAAAAAACCGAAGGAGCTTCTAAATTAATTGCTCCAATTTCTCCGATCAATTCTTGCGTAATCTCTTTATATGACTCGTCAAACGTCTTTCTTACGTAGCCGAGCTTCGTTAATCCATATTCATCTGTCATAAAGACACTTCTAATGTTTGACTAAATTTATCTAGTATCATAATCTTGATGTCAAGTAATCTTGACTCTTCGTTTAAATCTAACTCCACTTCTTGCACTTCAACCACTTCTTCTATTTTATTCAGCTCTCTAATAAGTAAAGATCGTATTGACTCTGTTGAGCTATCTTTTTTAAAAACGTCATTATGATAAGTTACACCTAAACTTTCATCTAGAAACCATTCTGACGAAAATAAAGAAAGTTTTTGCTTGATTTTCTGAGCTGTGTCATTCTCTGTTAAAACTAAATCATAGTTTTCTATAAGCAAATCATGACTAGTATTCAGTTTTAAATCTATCATCTATTTTGCTTTTTGAGTTGCTTTTGGAAGTTGTACTATAGTCGCAGGAACGCCGAGCTGAGTCGGTATAACTTCACTCACTTCTTGATATAAATGCGTATGATTAGCTAAGTCAATTCCGTTACTTGTTTGCACTGACTGACCTTTGATTTTCGCATCACTAGTAATTGTGCTGTTCACTTTTAGGGTTTTGTCAACTTGCAAATCGTCTTGAATATGCATTTTTCCAGTGCACACAAAACTTGCAGTAGTAGCTTTAATCTCTGTGCTAGCTTTAATCTCTGCATTACTACACTCTATAGTAGCAGTGTCAGTTACTTTAGCTAACAGTTCTTTAGTCTCTAGTTGAGTTGAATCTGTAATTTTAGCTACTAAAGTTTTACTTTCTAGAAGAGTAGCATTAGTTACTTTCGCTTCAATGTCTTTACATTCTATATCAGCTTTCTCTTCTATAGTTGCTTTCATATTTTTACATTTAACATCGAGAGCTTCTTCGCATTCTATATTAGCGTCTTTGCATTTGATAACAATCTTGTCAGTCTTAACGTTGATCTCGTTAGCTGTAATAATATCTAGAACACCTTTTGGTTTCAATACTATATCAGTGTCGCTATATCTGATAAGCATTTCATTCTCGTTCTCTAGCTCTGTTTCTTGAGTAAACTGCGTTAAACCGCAAATTGCAATTGCATCGTTCAAGCTATGCATGCGTCTAGTTTGTACGCTTTGCTCTTCAGCTCCTAGTTTCCATTTCGCTAAGTCTCTATCAGAGAAGATGACTAAACAGCTATCACCTGCCTTCACTGGCATAGTAATAGATGCACCTCCGCTCCGCGGGTGCATCACAGGCACAGACACTAAAATTGGATATTCAGTAGAAGATTCGTCAGCGTTCAACTCAGCGAGATTAATACGAATATCAGCTTTTTGTTGCTTATAATCATAAGACTCGATAAGAGCTGGCAATGCTACTCTGATGTTTTTTGCTATACGTTGCTCGATTGCATGAACAATAGATTGTTGCATTAATTTAATTCTTCTAATTCAACAGCAGTATACCATTCTTTGCCTCTTGTGTCTCCTTTGTGTGCAAGTTTTTGAATGCGAAACTTGCCGTCCAGCTCTTCGCTTGATATTGAAATGACGTCATGAACTTGAAGTTGCGGTTGCATTAAAAACAGAGCTGTGCGCACAGGAAACATATTCATAGTAGTTACTTCTCTTGACACGTTCTGCAACGTGTCAGGGTGCAAGATTAAACCGCTGTCTGTAGTGAACGATGCTACTACGTAACTGTTCTTGTGATTATCTCCGACGACGCTGATTGTCTGATTTTGCATAGACCATTTCGTTTTAAACTGTAAGCTCAAGTTGTTCATAACTTGAGTCAAAGAACCGAAGTCAACATACCCTCCGATCAAACTAATCGAGTCATCTATTGACGCTACGTTGAAAGCTAAGCTGTAGTTCTGCTCTAAGTGAGCGATAACATCACGTAACTTAACGCTCTTCTTTTCTGAGAGCGATATAGTAATAACTTGAGCTTGCACAGTGTCGAGACCTGACGCAATCGCAATCTCAGTTACTACTTCTGTAGTGTCTCTGTTGTTTTGAATGTTCGTAATATCTCCATTCCCAATTTCAATCAGCGTGTCATAACCCGCTTTTAGCGTAATATGCTTAGCTTCTTCTGCTATAATTTTACGCGTTGCTCTGTTCAAGTTGTGTATTTCAACTTTCGCTAAGTTTTCTGAGTAATCATGAGATTTAAGTAAATCGAAAGCAATCTTCTGATCTGAAAAAACTAAAGCTGGCTCTGTGTTTACGATAACTTCGCATTTTCTATTGAACAACATACATCAACTTTGTTTTTTCAGTTATTAAGTCTTGTTGTGTAACTCGTTGAATACTCGCATCTTCAGCTAAAGCGACAATAACGCAAGATGGTTTATTTAACTCGTAACAGTTTGCTAGTAAGTCAACGTTGAGTAGTAACTTCTTGCTGAGAACAACAGCTTGTCTAGCGTCGTCATATAGACTGATAGAATAAGCGTCGCTAATAGTGTTATACATAGCAACAAAGTAGTAATACTTGTTGACTAAAAACACTTTCTGCTCAAAATGACGTTGCGACGAAAAAGGTATATATTGCATAGTTGTTGTTTAAAATTCGTTGATATATTTTTTGCACATTTATCGCATGTGAAACCTCTGTGATTAAATTTTACTAACATAGTGTTTAAGTTTTTTGCGCAAAAGCAAAGCTGCAAAAGCTTCAGTATGTCTCGAGCTCAGTGTTGCTAGTCTTTCATATTCACGCTGTTCAAGCGGATCTTTTTCTCTTTCTTTGTAGTCAACATGATCTTCAGCAATGCGATAGCAATACTCGTCTGTAGCGTAATATTTGTAGTTAGTCATATCAATTCACTCTATTAATTAATTCATATTCTTGTTGAAATGTCATTATATCGTACATCCAGTTTTTTAAAAACGGACATTTTTTATCATCGCATACCTGCTCAAGTTCGCATGTCGCGAAATACGATATGCGAGGAAATTCAAGAGTCGCTGTATTATTTTTTACTTTGCTTGCGCAAGAGTGCAAGCAAACGCTTAAAAGTACGATTTTTGCTATTTTCGCGAATGACTTCAATTCTTTTTTCATAGATTTCCTTTTCTTTGTTATTTTGCTTTACTTGTTTTTTTAAAGTTCTGTTACTCTTACAGAGTAAAGCTATCACAAAACTTGAAATTACATTGTAAACTTGTTGTAAGATTTTCACGCTAAAAAATCCTGACTATTAATCATGTACAATAAAACTACAGATGATGTAATAAAATAAAAAGTTATTTTTTGCGTTAGATTTCGCAAAAAATGCGTCTTTGCTATTACGAGATAATATGCAAAACCTAAACACATAAAAGGTAAAGTAGTAGATGCGAGACAATCTAACATGCATAACGCTATCAACAGATATATCGCGAAATGCAATGTTGTCATGATTTTCAATCCTATATTACTCATCTTCATTACTCATTTTATTTTTTATCAATGCTTTTAAATACTCTTTTTCAAGCGGAATAGCTGTTTCAATCAAGTGCACTGTCTGCTCTTGGAAACTTCTGTTCATTGAAATAGCTAAAGATTTAATGCGATCTGTCAATTCTTGTGAAAATTTTACAGAATCATCTTTCTTCTCTTGTTTTTCTTTTTTCTCTTGTTTCGCTATCGCTGCTTCGAACAATAAGTGCTCAATAAAATTAGTTCTAGTTCTATGAACAACTCTTCTCAATTCATCTAATTTTTTTAATGCATCAGTTCTGATTTTGATAGCTATTTGTGTTTTTTCATCCATCTTTTTGTTTTGTTTATTTTTATTGTATGTAATATATTATAATTATTACATAATGCAAGTTTTTTATTAAAAAAGTAATAAAAAACTTGCATTATGTATAATAAATACTATCTTTAGTTATAAATAAACAATAAAACTAACTTAAAATGAAAAGATTACCAGAAAAAATGCAAAAAGGTCACAAAAAAATTGGACTTAAGATACGCGAACTGAGATATGCAAAAGGCTTAACAAGCGTAGGATTGGGTCGTAAGATCGGCGTATCAAATCAACAAGTATCAAAATACGAAGACGGTAGCGTTAGAATTTGTATTCAAAGATTATTGCTAGTTGCAAAAGAGCTGAATGTGAAACTTGAATATTTTATAGAAGATACTGATGTAGTTGCTAATAAGCGTGAGCGTCTTACGCTCGAAGTTGTTAGAAATTTTGCTAAAATCAAAAGTGCTACAGATCAAGACAACATTGCATTGCAGATAAAATTGCTAGCTCAATTAAACGAAGAAGAAAAATCATGATGAAAAAGATAATTTTGACTAAAGAAGAATTGAAAAAAGCAGAAGAAATCGCAGATTTTAGAACTGAAAAGCTAATACGATCAATCATTGAATCTGATTCAGAGCTATCAAAAAAAGAAGAAGTGTCTACGTCAAAAAAGTTAGACGCTTTTATAGCTAAGG